TGGGCGATGACGAGGATCGCAGCACCAGTGTGCTGTCGGATGTACTTCAGGTTCTGGACGAAGTTCTCCATGTCACCGCTCTCGTTCTCCTCGCCCCGGTGAAGGGCGCGGGAGGAATCGAGGATGATCAGGCGCGCGCCCGAGTAGCCCCAGTCGTGCTCCTCGCGCGTGGTCACGGTGATCAGCTTGCCATCGGCATCAGTGACCACAGTGGTGGTTTCGTAGGTTCCGGCACCACGGAAGGTGTAGAGGCGGTTCGCTGTCTCGATGATGCGTGAGGCGTCGATCCGCTTCTGCAGATCGAGGTCAGGGTGCCACGAGACGTAGATCGGGTCCACGAGCGAGTAGCCCTCGCCGTTGCGGAACTCGTCTCCCTCCTCTGCGTACTGCTGCGAGAGCATGCACCACAATGCCCGACCCGTGTCGTAGCGGGGCGAGTCCTGCTCCACGATCAGTACGTTGCCCGGGCGCTCGACCTTCCACTTGTTCATGAAGGGGGCCGCAGTGCCCACTGCACGCGCTGCTTCGAGAGCGAAGAAGGTCTTGCCGGTGTACTTCGCGCCGGAGACCAGAGTGATCGAGCCGGCCGGCATCATCTCCTCGATGATCATCGGAGGGGGCCCGACCTGAGCCAGCCCACGGGCCGATTCGAGCCCGAGAGGGGTCAGCTTCACGAGAGGGGTCAGCTTCATAGGTGCTGTCTGAGCGTTCATTTTTCACCCCTGTTCAAGGAATTTGAACACCGACCATCCACGATTTCTACGCCCCCTACTAAGTAGGGGGGCGTGCCTCGTAGAATCCGTGGCTTTGGCAGGGCCTAAATGCTGGAATCCCAGTAACTTGACGGATTCTATGGTGTTACCGTTTTCGAGGTGAAACACGATAGCAGCGTAGAATCCGTCGATGTAGTTGGGGGAGGCCACCTTGCAGCGGCCTCCCCCGGTAGACGTGAATCAGTACGTGCCGTGAGCCGGAAGCTGGGGCTCCTCGGGTTGGACGAGGTGCACCTGAGCAGCGCCCAGGTCGGCCTCTTCGAGCACCTTGCTCATGAGCAGGCTCTCGATCTGCACTGCCCACTTCCCGTACCGCTCGCGGCGGGCGGGCATCGAGGCGTTCACAGCCGCGTTCCCCAGTTGTTCGTGGAGATCGTGAAGCTGTGCCATGGTGAAGCCCTTCCACTTCTCCTCCACCATGATGCTCTTCAGGCTCCAGCCTTTTCCGTCGATGACGATCACGATCCCTCCTTCCACCAGCCGGGCCGCTGGTCGGCGTACACATCGGGCTTGTGCTTTTCGGGCGAAGCGGGGGGCAGATTCAGTAGCCCCTTCTTCTGCGTGGGCCCGTTGGCCACACGCAGTGTGTTGGTGCGACGGACGCCGACCTCATCGGATGACATCGTGAGGGGGTCGTAGTCCCTGGCCATGACCACCAGCTTGTTGTGCCGGGACTTCCGAGGTAGTAGCTCCACCTCGACCAGCTTGTGCTTGATTCGCATCGATGGGCGCTTGCGCCCTCCGCGCATCGGCTTCATGCCTTCCTCCGATTCGAAACCCTGCGCTCCGGGCCCCGGTAGCTGAAGTTCAATTCGTTGGCGAGCGTGATAGCCTCGTCTTCCTTCAAGAAGAAGATGAAGTGGCCGTTGATGAAGAGATCGGCACCGCCGCCAGCACAGGCCACGAGACCTACGCCGTTGTTCTTGCGGCGATCTTCCTTCCGGCGATCGAGGGCCTTCATGAGATCGGCGCGCTCGACCACAATGTCACCCACGCTCACACCGTCCTGCAGCATGATGAGTCCCGTGTGCGGGGTGACGCCCTCTTTGTAGGGCTCGTGGTTGAGTACCATCACTTCGCGCTTGATCCTGCTGTCGTTGTAGTAGATCGACTTCACCTTTGCGATTACGTCTGCGAACATCACTTGTCTCCCTTCTTCTTGATCCCGCGAGCGCGGAGATCGTCCCATTTCATGTACCCAGTGCCGATAGTGCGCGCGGCTTCACGCGCCAGTTTGTTCGTCGGCCGGGCCCTCCACCAGATGTGCAGCTTCCTCATGTTCCGCTGATCCAGGGTCAGTCTGCGCTTCAGTGGTCGCAATGGTCTTGCGGTTCCTCTTCGCACGCCCCTCCTCCTTGTCTTTGGTGAGTGTGTCCGCGAGACGCTGGGCGTCATCGCGCGAGTAGTCGGGGCTCAGGACAGCCCACAGACCGCGCTCCTCCTCGCTGAACTGTTTCACGATGTACTTGGTGTTGCGCTCGTAGATGGCGAGCACCTATCCCTCCTACCAGTTGATCCACAGGCGCTTCTCGATGGTGTAGTGGCCATCGCTCCACTTGGTGCGATAGAAGTACACGCCGCTCGCACCGGGGCGTGGTACGCGCTCTCCGCGCACCGTGAAGATTGCTGTCTCGATCACGTGCGGGGGCCCCTCCCCGTCGGGCACCCCCGTGATAAGTCCCGGGTCGTGGATCACGGGTGACGCGCAGGACTCGTTCAAGCTGTCGTCCAGAGTGGTGAGGAAGTAGCTGCTCATGTCGGGGACGTTGAGTGTGTCGGCCTGACCAGCGCGCCCGCTCACGTCCTTCTCTCTCACCTTCACCCAGGACCCGCTGCTGTACATGTAAGCCCGTACCCAGTGCAGATCGGCGCAGTCGGTGGCCGAGTCGGGCTCGCATGTACGGGAGATCGTGCCGTCGGATTCGAGCACGGTCTTCACGCTGTGGTCGGGGAGTGTGTAGCTGATGGTGAATGCGCGCCCGTGAAGGGGCGCTGCCACGAACAGCAGCGCCCCCACGAGCAAACTCTTAGCTGATGCTGAAAGTGTCGTCATCGTCGTCATCGTCCCAGTCGAGGTCGTCGTCTTCGTCTTCGTCGTCGTAGTAGCTGTCGTCGTCGTCGTCGTCGTCGAAGTCATCGGAGACCATGTCGCGGAGGGCGTCGGCTTCCGCCTCCAGTTCGGCGCGCTTGTCGGGGTCGGTGGTGATTGCTGCTGCATCACGGAGCCGCGCTTCCTTCGCCTGCATCTGAGCCGCAGTCATCGCTTCCTCCTGTTGGGTTGATCCCTCTGGCCTCTTCGCTCTTGCGATTGTAGGCGTGTGGACGCCTCGTTCTTCTGCCAGAAGCCGGGGCAAGATTCCGAGAGAGGGTATGACCGCTCTCTCGGCACGCCCAGCCACCTGAGTGGCTCCCCTCCCTGCCCCGTGAGGGACGGCGTGACTTGTACCTAGGATGATAGCAGGTCTTGAACCGAATGTCAAGCACTATTCTTCGTCCCCGTATTCCCCAGTCGCTGGCACGTCGGGGCCCATTCCATCCACGGGCCGATAGAGGATGCGTTCCCCATCCACGAGTCGCAGGTTGTACTTCCCGGTGAACGGTGCCTCGCCCAGCGGGACACTGTTGAAGTAGTCCTGACTGTACAGCAGTGAGTAGGCTGGGACCTCACCCAGCGCCTCGATCACCGCCTTGTACGTGTGGCCGCTGGCCACGAAGTCATCGAGCCACAGAATCTTCCCGCGCTCGCAGGGCACGTTGCCTGTGTGGACGCTGTTGACGTGCACGCTCTCGCCCTTCTTGCGGATCACGATCAGCGGCTTCTTGACGATGTACGCCAGCACGCCCCCGACCGTCATACCACTGGCTCCTCGCACGGCGATGGCCTCGATGTCCCCCAGGATCGGGGTGACAGCAGTGAGGCAGCGCTCCACTGCTTCGTGGAACTTGTTCGCGTTGCCGTGCGCGTGAAACAGGCTCATGGTCTCCTCCTTCGGTCCATCGTTCACGTAGAGCGTGTGCTGTGTGACCTGCTCGTACACGTTCACCACCTCTTGGTTCAGCAGCTTGAGCAGAGCCCCGGCGAACGCATGCACCTTGTCACGATCGTGCGTGTTGCCCGCGACCTCGATGACCAGCATGTCCACCTGCGGGCCGTTCAGGGAGCCGATCGCATCGTACATGACGTAGACTCCGAATGCTTGGTCCGCTGCTAGCTGCACGTCTTCGCGGGCCCGGTCCACGTCCATGTCACCCTCACGATCGGTGCTCACGTTCACTGCGATGCGGAACAGCAGGTCACTGGCCTCCATGGTCTTCATCTTTCCACCTCCACGGTACGGGTCATGGGGAACTTCGAGTCGATCGAGTGGAACACGATCCCTGCTGCCGTCATGAGCAGCGCGTAGACGAGCAGGATGTACGCCAGTGACTTCATGACTCCTCCCTCTTTGGGCGGGCGTCGCCGCCGTTCTTGGATCACCGCGAGGGCCCGGCGCTCCTTCTGCGCCCAGCGGGCCCCCACGGTCTTCGTGATCTGCTGTGCGGTGTACAGCAGGGCCTCTTCCGCCACCTCCAGTGCCTGCTCCAGCGTCACTGAACGAGCCCACGACGCTCCTGGCAAGCATCGCACAGGAGCGCCGTGGCCACCAGCGTGTAGAACGCGAACGTGATCTTCTTGGTTCCCTCGCTCACGCAACGGCCGCACGGGTGCTTGCCGTGGCTGTAGCTGTGGCCGTCGGGCGTGAGGGTCTTGGGGTCCTGTGCGCCGCACGAGTCGGACGTGCACTGGCATTGCGTGTGCTGGTTCTGGATCGTGTCCATGTGCTCCTCCCTACTGGTCGGTTGGGGTGACTTCGTTCAGCTTCGCATGCTGCTTGCAGTATTCGCCGTTGGGGCCGTGACCCCGCTTCCGGTAGCACTGATGCGACTCGCCGATTCCCCACAACCCCGGGGGCTGCACGCTCACGATGCAGCGTGCAGGGTCCTCGGGGCGCGGGTGGAGATACCCGTACGTGCGGCTCACTGTACCACCTCCTGCAGCACTGCCTGTACCTTCTGCAGTGCCGCCTTCTCGCTCCAATCGTCGCTCTCGACGATCGTCTGGAACAGATACGCTCCTGGCACTGGCTTGATGGGGGCTGGGAAGCCATAGACTCCGACGGGATTGATGCCGAAGCGAGCCCGCACTTCATCGCTCTGCTGCTCGTACACTGCGTGGATCAGTCGGCGGCAATAGCCCGAGTGCGCCACGGTGAAGACTAGCTTGTCGAGGTTCAGGGGCTCGTGCGCCTCCTTCACTGGTAAGCGCGTGGTGAGTGCTCCCGACTTATAGTCGAGGTAGCGCGCCGTGGTGCAGGTCACCACGTCCACCGAGCAGCGGACGCCCCGCGACTCCAGGGCGTCAATCGCTGCTGCGATGGCAACACCTCGCATCATGACCGCTTCGGTGTCCACTCGCCAATTGTAGTTCCCGCCCACGACAATGTGAGCGAAGCGAACTGGCCGGGTGTCGGGCTGGAAGTCAACCATGCACTCCGGGGCCCCGGTCACGTAGGTCCCCACGTCCACGTACGCCCCGGTCACGTCGTGCACCGTGGTGTCGTGGTTCGCCTGGAGCACTGGCACCTCCAGCTTGTCGAGGAGCCGCTTGGCCTTCTTGGTGCCCTCGGGCCACCCATGGCGGGCCATCTGCAGTGCCTCGGCGAACGTGCACTTCGTCCACTCCATCTTGTTCCGCGACTCTTCACGGGCGGCACCGTCCATGTCCTTGAAACCATGGACGTGCCGATCCACGAGCGCGAGCAGGGAGCCCAGTTCTTCGTGAACGTCCAGCGTGCTCATGAAAGCCTCGCCACCGTGTCAGCATCGAGCCCCTTCCAGAGCACGATCTGCGCGACGGTCTTCTCGTCCATTCCGCTGCCCAAGAAGTCGGCCCCGACGATGGACGCGCGGGGGGACACGATATGCCTCACCTTGAGCGCCTCGGCCTGCCCACGGGCCGTTCTGACTTTGGTGAGCCATGCGGTAAGGACAGCGTCGTCGGTGCCGCCAGCGGCCTTGTACGTGGCTGTGGCGACGGCCGTCTCAAGTGCCTCGTCGTAGTCCCACGCGAGCATGGCGAACCGATCGAGGAGTGCTGCGTCCTGCTGCAGCGGGCCCACGTACTCACGCGAGGCACCGTTGCCCCACGTGTTCGCGCCCGCGATGAGAATGAAGTCGGCGTGCTTGGCGACCATGCAGTCGGGGAACGCGCACACGCCATTCTCGATGGCCTGATTGAGGGCCGTGAGCACGCCAGGATTGCCCCGGTCAATCTCGTCCATGAGGAACACCCCGCCCTGCTCATAGCGGCGGCGGAATTCGGTGCTCACGTAGTTCCCGTGGGCGTCCATGTAACCGAAGATGCTCGACTGTGGAGTCTGAGGGCCCACGCTCATGGAGCCGAAGGCCAGCGACAGGGCCGTGGAGCACACGTGCGCGGCCGTGGTCTTCCCGCCACCAGCGGGACCACTGAGCCACACGTTGCGACGACGGGCCAGGATGGCCAGGAGCGTGGGGAACTGCTTGTGCTGGCGTCCCACGTCCACGATCGGGGCGTCGGTGCCACGCACGGTCACGGTGATGTTCGCTACACCAGCAGCGCCCATGTCACGCACGATGGCGCGCACACGCTCCTCGTCGAGCGTGGCTGGTGCTTGGGGGATCAGGTCAGCCACATGCTTGGCGATGATGGCAGCGAGGTCCGTGTGCGGCCGTGAGACGACGGGCTCCTGCACCACGGGGTCCACGTGCTTGGCGTCGATCGGTGCCAGCGTGTCGATCGGGCCCTGCTGCTTCCGGGCCGGGCAATGGGCCGAGTGAAACGCGCCCAGCGGGCCCGTGGCTCCTGCTGCGTTGACCATGTACTTCCGGCCTGACTTGCGCGACACGCGCCAGTCGATCGGTTCGCCGCACTGGCGGCACTTCGTCTGCTCGTACATTCGCTGCTACCTCCCTTACAACCCGGTTGAGGTGGCTGACTCTGCTGCCCTCGTCAGTGCACGCATCCACGTGCAGACGCGCGGTGGTGAGCCGCGCGTTTCGGGCTCCTAGTCGCGCCCTGGTGAGCCCACGGTCAATTGGGGCACCTCGACCGCATGCGCCTCGGCATTCGGCACCGGGAGGTACTCCTGAGCGATGATGTCCTTGTTCCACTCCTGGCGCGCCCGGACGATGGCGGACGAGAGGGCACGGAGGTGGTGGATATGCGCGTCACTCTCGGGCTCGATGTCGTACGTGTACGTGCGCGTGGGGAGAATCGCGGTGGCGGGTCCGTAGGTGGTCTTCTTGGTGACGGTGGCTCCTTCGAGCGTGACGACGATCTTCATTGGCTCCTCCGATGCGTCGGGGTGAACTGCTGTGGACTGCACTGCACACAAGAGTATCGGCGACGCGACCGAAAATGTCAATGGCGCAAAATGCATGCCAGTGAAGATTTTTTCCAAGTCATGTTCGCTCAAGGGTTTACGGGCTCGTGTTGGGCCTTGACCCTGACGATGCTCGATGCGCGAGTGTGGTAGTGTCCACCTCACGCTCTGCAGGGAGACCAGCGGACGCACGCCTCGCACGCTCTGACATGTAGGCCGTGCCCGTGCCGCACGTGTTCTCCCGCACTGGGCGTACCAGCGAATCCCCCCGAGCGTGCAGTGACACTGCGACGTGCACTGCAGTGACGACACGTCGGGGCGCAGTGGCGGCAGCGCTCTGATGTGTGTGCGCGCGCGAGCATGCGCGACCGAAACCGAGGCCGGGGGGAGCCCCCCGCGCGCAGGCTCACGTGAAGAGGGGTCCTAGTTGAATCCAACCGCGAGGAGCAAATTGGATAGCAAAAAGCGGTACGTCGGACGGGCCTCACAGTTGGCACGAGAGTACCTCATGGCCAACCCCCACGCCTCGAACGAGGACGTAGTCAAGGCGCTTGGGGTTGCGTCGCGTTCTGTGACCAACGCCAGGGCCGCTTTGGTGGCCCAAGGCATCATCCAGCGTTCCTATTTCGACAGGCAGCACCGTCCTGCGGGCCCGACTGAACCAGGCCCGGAACCCTCGCCCGGGCCGAATGAGGCTACCCTCCCACTCGCCGGGCCCCGCGACGCTGCTGCTTTCGCAAAAGCTATCCTCGAAGACCGTGATCCGGCCCTCACGGTCGATCAGATGCGCCAGCGGTACTCGGCCATCGCCCGGTACGGCCAGCGCAGTGGTGAGTTCACGCTCGAAATTCAGGCTATGCAGGCCCTCGGACGCCTCGATTCAACCACGGGCGTCCGCGATCGCCTCGGCCCGGGCGTTCCACACACGCGCGAGCAGCGTCGCGACCGTGTAGTGCCGATTCTGGACGCTGCCGGCCCCTCAATCGTCGCCGAAGCGCTCATGATGGCGTTCGAGCCGGCCGATTTTCAACGGTTCATCGACGAACTCGGCCGTTTCATGGCCAGAAAGGCAGACAATGGGCAGCCAACTGCGGAAAATTCACCGCAATCGACTGAAACATCTGCTCCAGCGCGCGAAATTCCCAGTGAGAGTGTCGCTGAACCAGAAAGCATCGATTGTGGCGCAGATGATTCAGGAAAAACGGGACCAACTGAGGATTCAAGCGGAGGAATTGCTGTCGCCGGAGGCGATCCGAGCTAGAGAGGAGGCGGATCGTGAGTCGCAGACGATCATTCCGGCCCTCCAAGCCCAGTGATCCCCCCGAACTGGTCATCGCCACATGGATCGATGCACAGAGTGACATCGAAACTGACGGCCCGGCTGACCAGTCTGGTGGTCTCGTCGAGCTTCCTCGCGTTGGTTACTACGTTCGCTTTGCCAGGACAGGCCCGCACGGGCCGTTTGTTGTCCTTGCTATGGAGTGGAGTCGCGCGAAGGATGGCACGATCCACGTCCGCGACACAATCTCGATCCCGGTCGGCTGGATCACAAGCTGGGCGGTAGTGACAGAGATGGTGGAGACATGGCACGTGAGAGAGGAACCAAGTACATCCACATCCTCTACGAAGGGCCCCCGGACGATGCTGGGAACATCAAAGCCCACGATCTCCGAGACGGAAACGAGTGCTGGTGTGAACCCAAGTGTGCACGGATCGACGATGGTGATACCGTCCTCGTCATCCATGATGACGAAGACGTGCTCCTAGTGATCGAAGACGGCGGGCAGAAAGCATTGCCCCCCGGTCGAGGTGAGTGATGCCGCTGAACAAGAGCAAATCGAAAGCCGCGTTCAAGCAGAACGTCCGCACCGAAGTCGCCGCCGGCAAGCCCGTGAAGCAGGCCGTCGCCATCGCCTACTCCGTTCAGCGGGGTGGCAAGAAGAAAGGCAAGTGAATGAAGCGCAAAGTCCTCAAGCGGGTCAAGAAAACGGCCCCCAAGCAGTCCCAGGAGCAGTCTCAGGAGCGCCTGAAGGCCGAGGTGCACAACTGGGATCAGGTGGCGGCATTTCTGGCCAATCTGTCGGAACAGGTCGCTTCCGTGCCGACGCTCTCCGCAGAGATCGTGAAAGGGTGCGTCGTGGTCGGAGGGTTCCTCAAGAACCGGGCAGCGGCAGCGCGGGCCCAGTTCCCCAACCTGTTCGTCGAAGAAACCAAGCCCGACGACTCGAAGAAGCCCGAAAAGAATGGAAAATGAGAAACCCTGGCCCCTCGAAGCAGAGCGGGAATTCTGGTCCGATGTCTGCACCCCCGGGCGGCACGAACACTCGCTCTGGTGGTTCGTCAACATCGCGGCTGGCTGGCGCTTCCGTTGCCAGGAAAAGGGGCAACTCAACTGGCTGACGAAACGCGAGCACCTTCCCTGGCTGGACTGGGTCCAGAATCAGGTCGAGGAGTGGTACGCGCATCGTCTCAGCGGTAAACCCGCCGAACGCCGGCAGATCATCGTCTGCGTCCCGCGTGGTTGTGGCAAGTCGAACATCATTACCAAGCCGCTTCCCTTGTACATCCATCTCCGAGAGCCGAACCTTACTTCGTACATCGGCTCCGAGGTGCACCCCAAGGCGAAGGCGTTCCTCAAGCCCATGAAGCAGATCATGGAGGGAAACGATCCCTATTCGTGGTTCGCGTGGCTCTACGGGGTCTACTACTCTCCCGAGCGCGACTGGAACAACGAGGAAGTGGTTACTGCAGCGCGCGAATCGATGGGCATCACGGAGCCCACTGTCGGCACCTTCGGTGTCGAGACTGGGATGACCTCAAAGCACCCGCTCCTTTGCATCTACGACGACCCGGTCTCTGAAGAGAAACTCAAAGAGGGCGGATCGTGGCTCATTGCAGTTCTCGATTCGCTCGATGCGATCTACCCGGCCCTTCGGCCGGATTCACTCTTCATCCTCATCGGCACCCGTTATCTCGACGACGACCCGATCGGCACTGTGCTCGATCAAGAGGGGGTTGCCGAGTGGGTCGGACATCCGCCGCTGGAGAAGACGAAGGAGGGAATCCTCCACGTCTTCTTCCTGCAGGCGCGCGACCGGGCCGACGTTCGAAACTTCCCGAAGGGAGAGCCCGTTTTCCCCGAGGCCGGCTGGAACAATGAGGCCCTGGAGCGCTACGAGCGCAAGAATTCGCAGGAATACAACGCACAGATGATGAACGACCCCTCGCACGGGGAGCACATGGAACTCACGCCAGCGCAGATCAACGCACTTCTGATCCCTCGTCCGGGCCCCAATGAGCCCGGAATTCCGATCGAGTACGCCACTCTGCACTTCGACACTGCCTTCAAGGACGAACAACGGCGCGCGCGAGGCGACTACAACGTCATTCTTGTCTGGTTGCACGACATTCGAAACAACGGCATGGTCTATCTCGACTCGGTGTGGGCTGACAACACGGCCCGAGGCGAGACTTTCGACATGAAGATGATCGAGATCATGTACGGGTTGCGCCGCAGAGGTATTCGCGTGCGCGCCATTACGGACGAGGCCGAACAGGGCGGTAAGAGGGGCGTCTACCGCCAGCACATCGAGCAGGTACTGATTGGTGCTGGCCTCCGCATCCCCGAAATCTATCAGTTCAACCGCTCCGGTACCCGCAAAGACCTCCGTATTCGTGAGGCTGCGGGGTACTGGATCGACAACTACGTCCGCATCTTCGACGATGTGGCTCATTTCGACGAATTGAAGCGGCAAATGACCCGCATCGGCCGCTCGAAGTACGACGACATCGCTGATGCTGCTGCAGATGTCTTCCGTCCCGAGGTTTGGCACGGCCGTTCGAGCTACGACTACGATGTGCAGCCTCCCATCCCGATTCAGCCCGGTGATGAGGTGCTGAAAGAAATGCAGGCGCAGGATACGCAGCGTCTGCGCGACCAGATCACCCGTCAACTGTACCCCGAGCAGCATCAGGCGTTCGAGGACTTGTTCCCGAACGACGAGCAGCCCGGAGAAAGCGGTGCGTATGGATTTGCAGACCAATATCAGCCTCGCGGGCCATGGTAAGACCCATGTGGTCGCGTTCGATCTGGAAACACGCAAGCTCGCTGATGAAGTGGGGGGCTGGCCGGCCCTCAAGAGTGGAGAGGGCGGGGTCAGTTGCCTCGTTGTGTGGGACAACCTCACCGACTCCCACAATATCTACACTGCGGAGACACTGGAAGCCGCTGCTGTTCATCTTGAGTCTGCTGATGCAGTTCTCTCCTTCAATGGGGCTGAGTTCGATGTTCCGGTTCTTGAGGGCATTCTCGGGCGGCACCTCGATCTAGGTGAGCATCTCGATCTCCTCCAACTAGTCTGGCACGCGCTTGGGACGCGCCGGAAGGGCTACAAGCTCGATGAGATCGCGAAGCGCACCCTCGGTCAGGGCAAGATCGGTACCGGCACCTCCGCCCCCCGAATGGCTGAGGAGGGTCGGTGGGATGAACTGCATGCCTACTGCGCCTCTGATGTGTTCATTACGCGCGATCTGTTCAAGTTCCTTCAGCAGCACGGGGGCGTAGTGGGCGCGGACTTCAAACTTCTCTATCTGTACCCGCCAGTCGGATTTTCCGACTGGGAGTTCTAAGGGGGATTTGTGCTGGCATACGGCGATATGAAGCCCGAAAGGACCGCCCTCCGATACCGAGAGCAGTTGATCGGTCTTGTGCGCGATCGTAGAGCGGCTTCCATGCGGTACGGGCATTCGTTCCGCCAGAAACTGCCTCGGTTATACGACCTGTGGCGTGGGGTCTACACCGGCAACTACATGCCGACCAAGAACAACGTCCACATCCCGATGATCTATTCGACCATCTGGTCGGACGCTGCTCGCAAGATGGCCACCTCCTTCAGTTCGTTCCCGATTCTGTCATTCCGGGGCTATGGTCCCGACGATGTCTCGCGCGCGAGGAAGCAGGAATCCATCTGCGACGCCCAGTTGCGCGACGCTCGCTGCATCGAGAAGGAACTTGTGACCTTCATCGGCGGCGATCTCTACGGCACTGCGGTGTCACAGGCGATGTGGGATCACAAAGAAGAGGTCCGTACGCGCACCGATTGGCGCGCGAAGCCTCTCAGCGGCGAGATGGTGCGCCAGATCATGCGCGAGCGCGTGGTCACTTTCGACGGCCCCAACTACCGCAACATCGATTTGCTCGATTTCTTCCCCTGCCCGAACTTCCGCAGCGTGTACGACATGCCGTGGGTGATCGTGCGGTACTACCTCGACCTCGACGAAGTCCGTTTTCTTGCAAGCAAGGAAGGCGGGCAGGTCTTCGATGCGGCCGAAGTGGCGCGCCTAGAGCGCGAGGGTGAGATGGCTGCCGGCCGCAACGACGAGATGCTACTTCGTCGGTTCGAGGCCCGCACCGGCTTCTCGAATCAGGACCGTTTCGCCGACAAGTGGAGCCGCCCGGTCGAGATCATCGAACTTTGGGGACGCATCCCGAGCGACCTCGCCGGGCCGATTGGCAGTACCAACGTAGTGATCTCCGTTGCGAATGACGGCTTCCTATTGCGGGCTGCCGACAATCCGTTCCACAACAGACTGAAGCCGTTCTTTGTCCACCAACCGACTCCCGATCCGCACTACTTCTATGCGCCCGGGAAGGCTGAGGTCGCGGAGAAGTTGCAGGTTACGATCAATCGGATCGTCAATCAGCTTCTCGATGCTGGCGATCTCGTAATTCATCCGATGCTCATGTACAACCGGCAGAAGGGCATCAATCCACGCCAGCTTGTGGCGGGCCCCGGCCGGGTGTTCGGCACCGACGGTCCTCCGAGTGAGGCACTCGCGCCGATTCCGTTCGACATGCGCGGCATGTCGATCGGCGCTGGTCAGGTGCAGATGCTGTGGAACTTCCTGCAGATGGGTTCTGGTGTGCAGGAAGACACAATCATGGGCCTCACTGGCAGTGGTGGCAAGGAACAGACTGCGCGCGAGTTCATGGGTCGGCGCGAAGCTAGCGGCACCCGTCTCCAACTCGAATCGGTGATGTACGAGTCGAACTATCTCGAACCGATGGGCAACTGGTTCATGTCCGCGAACGAACAGCTTCTCGAAGTTCCTCGTCAGGTCATGATCCTCGGTGACGCCGCGAAGGCCGATCCGGTTAGTGGAGAAGACATCCCGGTCTCCCGCGAGACTGTGAATGGCTGGGACCTGATCCATGCGTACTCTGCTCGCGCTCTCGGTAGCACGATGTCGATCTCGAAACAGGCGCGGCAGTCTACGGACCTCACGGTCTTCCAGATTCTCGCTGGGGCGCAGCCCTTTGTCGCGGGCGCGGTCAACATGACGAACTTCATTCGTCAGATGCTCCGCAACCTCGACTATCCGAACGTCAACGAATTCGTGAAGAAGGTGCCTCAACTCGAAGAGATTCTCGCCCAGCGAGGTGTTCAGGGTGGCGCAGGTGCCATTCCCGAGAGCAACGACCTCCAGGGCCTCATGGCACTCGCTGGCCAGACTTCTGGCCCCGCGACGAACGCCGGAGCAATGGCCGCGAGCCAGAGCTAGAAAGGCTGTGAGTGGAAGACTCCAGTTTCAAGATTCTGCCATCGACACTCGAAGCCATTCGCTTCGTGGTCACTTCTGATGCGTGGGAACAGTTCTTTGTTCCGGCGTTGATCAACATGAAGGAAGACTGGGCCAGGAAGTTGATGGACCCGGGTCAGGCTCGTAAAGATGAGCACCCCGATGATTACATCCGGGGATGTTTCGCAACAATCGATGTATTTCTCGGGCTCCCGAAGGCACTCGTCGAAGAGTACGATGCCCACAACGAGCGCGAGGCGCAGGCACAGGTCGAAGCCGATACCTGGGAAAGACGTGCCCGCACGGGGAGAGTCGGCCCCTATACCGACGAAGCGGATCGACTCCGCGAAGGGATGAACAATGTCTAACGAAGCGAGAACAGTGGAAGAGAGACGTGCTGAGATGTCCTTGCAGCTTCTGACGGCCATGGCACAGAGCGGTGATCCTCTCACGAGGCAGAACGCGAATGTCGCCCTCTCGGCTCAAGGAAGGGGTTCCGATGGTCAGCCGTTGAATGCGGCCCCGACCCCTGCGCCCGCGCCGGCCCCTGCGCCGGCCCCGCGTCCCGCTCCACCCATGAACCAGCCCGCACCTCCCCCAGCGGCCCCGGCGTCGCCCGCCCCGGCACAGGGAGATGCAGGTCTCGAAGCAGCCCGAGACGCCAACGGACTGATCTTCGGAAAGTACCGCACTGCCGAAGAGGCTCGCCGTGGTTACTTCAACGCGGTGAACACTCTGTCGGTATCAACGGACGAACTCGTCCGTCTGAGGAACCAGCCGACTGGAGCCAACCTCCAGCCCACCATGCTCCCGGGCAGTGCACCCGGCGATGCGCCTCGGGTCAACCCCGCAGCGCAGTCGTTCGACATCCAGAAGGCTGTCGATGACTTGGTCAAGAGTTCTGAGGAGAGTGGTCAGATCGACCCGAAGGTTCTGCTTCAGACTGTCACCAGCATCGCGACTCAGGCCGCTGCGGCTGCAACCGACGCGCGCCTCCTTCCGATGCAGGCAATGGCTGAGGCCGACTCGTACATGCGGGCCAAGTACCCTCTGTCCGTCAATCACGCCCAGGAACTGGGAAACTTCGTGAAGACGGACCCGACGGTTGGGCCCACTGTCCAGTCGCTGCTCGGTGCCGGCCAGTTCAAGGCGGCGTTCGAGTACGCCTGGAATATGTACACGGTCGCGAATGGCATCGTGACAGAACGCGCGGTTGAGACCAACGCTCAAATCGCGGAGGAAGAGCGGGCAAAGGCGCGAGCCGCCGCAGGCTTCTCCGGCTCTCCCAACACTGGCATCCACGCGGAAGCGCAGAAGCAGAATGAACTGCTCACTCCCGACGAGAAGCAGCAACTGAATCAGATTGCTGGGCACTCGCGGGAAGGAGAGGCTGTTCGTCGGCGCGCGTACCTGGGTGCTTGGCTCCCGCCCGAGTGGCGTACCTGGGAAAACCAGTAGAACCACTGGGCAGAGGGTAACACACCATGGCTGTAATCGGCAATGTGGGTACGTACCTGTACGACTCGTACGCCCACCTGAGTTCCAACCGGGAAGATTTGGTGGACTTCATCGCCAACATCGACCCCGACGAGACGCCGCTGACGGTGCTGCTCGGCAAGACTCGGTCTCGCTCCACGATTCATCAGTGGCAGACCGATACGCTGGCGGCTGTCAGTACGGCGGGGCGCGCCGAAGGAGAGAACTTCTCCGTCGATACGCTCACGGCTCCGACTCGTGTCCTCAACCAGTGCCAGTTGTTCGGTAAGGACATCGCGGTCACGGAAGATCAGCGGATGGAGAATCCGGCTGGCTTCGGCGATGCGATGACGTACCAACTGGAGAAGGGTACGAAGGAGACGATGAAGAACATCGAGGCCACCCTCATGGCCGTGGTTACGGCCACGACTGGTGCCTCGGGCACGGCGCGTGTGATGAAGACGCTGGAAGACTTCATCACCACGACTGTGAAGACCGGCGCGAACTACACCACGATTGTGGGTGATTCGACCCACGCCGGCGTCTTCGCCGCCAACGATGTCAATCAGATTCTGAACGACATTTGGGATCAGGGCGGAAAGACGGACCTCATCGTCATGAACGGTGCCTACAAGCGCCAGTTCAGCGCGATGACGACCAGCAACACCCGCAACATTCTCGCTGAGGCGAAGAAGGTTGTGGTCGGCGTGGACGTGTACGACTCGGACTTCGGGCTCATCCCGATCCAGTTGAACCGTTACTCGCCGCAGTCCACCAACACGGCGTCGGCGTCCGCGAACGCGACGAGCGTGACTGGCCGTATCTGGTTCCTGCAGCGTTCGCTGATTCGTCTCGCGTGGTTCCGTCCGCTGGGCTTCCGCCCGATGGGCACGCTGGGCGACAGCACCGCAGGCCAGATTCGCGCCTCGGTGACCCTCGAAGTGGCGAACCAGAAGGGACTGGGCGTCATGAAGGGCGTCAACAACAAGAGCGCTTCGACGTAAGAGGCGTTCTGATACTGGGCAGCCCCCACCGGGCCGATCGTGGTCCGGTGGGGCAACCTGCCTCGGAGAAACAATGCCGAAATACTTTTCTGATGTGAGACCCACGACCCCCGGAGCGAATGCTCCCATTCGCCCACTGGGTGTTCCTCCGATCCTTCCGGTGAATCCGCC